TACAAATCGTAGTTACTGTTATGTGACTTACCTGTATCAGTGAACATGTGAACTGCTGATGTTCTTGTTGAAGCAGTTGAGTTTGCGTTATCTGTAGGTGTAGACCATAAAAAGAATGTAGTAGCGTTATTTGCTCCGGCAATATAAGAACCTGCATGGTCGGCAATAGTACCTAAGTTTGTAGTTTGGTCTGTACTATGCATACTTCTATGTACTTGTCTCCAAGGAGAACCACTTTTGTAACCACCACCTGTATAAGTTAAGGCAATAATTTGTCTGTATCTCCAGTTAGCAGCTGCTGAAGTCCTGTCTCTAAAACCTTGTGTACCATAACTACCGTATCCACCATTGTAGTATTCACTTGCTTTAGACCAGTTGTAATTTCCATCGTGAAAATAAACCATAGCACTAGCCGCTGATTCTGAATTACCATTTGATTGATTTTTATTACCACCACCGTGACTGTACTGACTGTATGCGTTACTAGGACCTGAGTTTACGTCTCTAACACCTTGTCCTGAACCACCACCAAAAATTTCACTAGTATAATTTACTACGTTAGGATAAGTGTGGTGTGCAATTGTAGAAGTTGTATTAACACCTGAACCAAAAGGAATATAACCATCATTCATAGTCATAGACAATACTTGTCTCATGTCAAATAGTCCAGAGTGAGGCGCATAGCCGTCCGTACCATCCGTTCTATGAACATTTGATAATTTTCTGTGCCACGTGGAATGCATATGAGAACCAAGAATGGAACCATTCATTCTTCGTGACGATTTTCTGCCGTATATTGGTCCTGTAGCCATTAATCTCTCCTCTAAATCTGTTTAACTTATACTACGAAATGATTTCGTAAGAAACAAGCCAATCAAGTCTACTGTTAGTAGCTGCACCACCTCTAATTTGGTCGCCTTCTTCCAGATAGAAACTAGAGTTTTTATCTGTTACGAAAACCACTGTATTAGCGGGACAGTTAACGTTGTAGGCTATAAATCTATCGGTAGAACCATCATAGAATGATACTCTGAATGTTGTGTCTGAACCAGCCTTATTAGTAATTGTTACATTATTAATTTTGTAAGACTTTCCAGAAGACCCAGCATTTGTTACTAGTGAAGTTGTATATGTTGTATTCAATTCACCAGAATCAGTTTTACCATTAATGGTTGCTACGTTTACTATATTTGGAATTGCCATTTGTTATTTTCCTCTGCTTATATTTATTGTTAACCAAAAACGATTGCCATTGCAATCCCTTTACCAGTTGAGAACGAGTTACCATCTACATAAGTCTTAACTGCTTGTTCCGTTGGAACAGCCGTATCAGAATTACCTGATAGTGTACCGTCTGTACTAAATTCGTTAATTGTTGCACCGATTTGAGCACCAATTGAACCAAGTTGTAACTCTGTCAAACCAGAAAGGTCAAATGCGTCTGCGTTTAGTGTAGCAGTACCAGTTGCCTGGTCAATCTTAAACTGCGAACCAACTCTAAAGTTACCTAAGTGGTCAGTAGAAGTGTAGTACACACGACCACCGTTTTGTTCAGTAGTTTCTCTTGATTGGTCATAAGGTTGCGTTGCACCTACACTATTTGGATAGTTGGTGTCTGTAAATGAACCAGTACCAATTGATAGGAAGTCGTGACCTGTTAGACGAATGTTTGAGAATAGTTTTGTTACATCAGCCTCTGTATTATCAGGAACTGGTGATGTTCTTTCAGGAGTAATTGCAACTAAAGCTCTTCTATTAGTTGTGTCTTCTTCTGTCGCAGCCGTAACACGATAATATTGTGAATCACCTGCAAACTGGAAGTTTTGTCCAACTCCCATTGCACCTGCTGTTCCTAGGAAAGAAGATGTACTGTCAACATGGAAAAGATATCCTGTTTGACCTGTAACTACATTTTTAGGAGTAATTACACCACCTGAAGTGTATGCTGTAAATGCTGAACTATCTACGTTAGTTGTAACTGTCGGGTCATCACTTGATGATAAACTAAATGTGTTTGTTGCTGTGTTTTGTACATAGTAAGTATTTGTGTTTACTTCTGTCATACCAACTACGCCACTAATAACAATTTTAGTACCGTTTTGTAATCCGTGATTAGCAGATGTTACTACTGCTGGGTTAGCAGATGTAATACCTGTAATTGTTTTTGTTGCTTCATCAACTAGGTTAGCGTCAAGTTTTGTTGTTACAAAATTATATGAACTTGAACCTGTTACGTTAACTGTTTCATTAGGTAAGAATGTGCCTGATAAGTTTTCAAATTTAAGTTTGAAAGTTGAAGCAACATGTCCTAATAAGGTAGCAGTTGCACCTGAAGTAGCACCTGTTAAACTATCGCCGGCTGCTGGTGTAGCAGAAGCAATATTACCTGATAATTTAACGTATTTAAGTTGATGACCTCTTGCTTGAACTTCACCTGGTGTTTCTGTTGAAGTAACACCGTCTGCAAGAGCACCATATTCTCCGTATGCGTTTGAACAGTTAAGCGCTCTAAGCGTACCACCTGTTGTTGCATGGAAACCTTTATCACAGTAGTAAGTAAATACTGATACTAACTCTGCACGACCACCGTTAGTCGCAAGGACTCCAGTACCGTCTGAGTTAATCTGTGTAAAGTCATTGGCAACCATTGATTTGTTACCACTTGCTTGTGCAAATCCGTCAATCAACATACCAGTTGTACCTGTGTTTACAGAAGTACAGTTGTGAATGTATGGAGAAGCAGTTGTAATTGAACCACTAGGGTCAAGTGCTGTAACACTAGCGCCTGTAGTCATTCCTTGGAATGTCATAAATGAAATGTATGTACTGTTGTTAACAAGTAACATTGAACATGCATTGTTATTATGTAAAGTTGCAACTTGGCAAGTTAAGTTAGCACCACCACCGTTACCTAAAACTGTGTCTGCAATTGTAATAACTTCGTTATCTGCATAATTAGCACCACCATAAGTTACTGCTACTGTAATCGCTGATGAACCATCAACAACTACTGTTACTTTTAATCCTGTTCCTGAACCTGCTGAAGTAGTAGCAACATTTGTATATGTTCCTGGTGTTCTACTTGCGTCATTAGCTCCCACTGTATCAATAGTTGCTACAGAAGTTGAACTACCAGCTGCCGGTTCAATTCTAGTACCTCTTAATGAGTCACCGAATAGAGTTGTACCTGATGGAATAATAATTGGGAATACTTCTTCATAAGTACCACCTTGCATACGAATTGTATCACCAAATTGTACTGTTTCAACACTGAATGTTACGTCTGTTGCACCACCGATATTTGCACCGGCGATTGTAGCAGTATTTCCTTCTGACCAACCTGTACCGTTATTAACGATTGTAACTGAAGCTACAGATGAACCGTCTGTTACTACGTCTGCTGTAGCACCTGAAGATGAACCACCTGTAATCGCAACATTTCTGTATGTGTTTGGAGTACCACCGGTACCGCCTGCAACACCTGAAATTTGAGAAATACCATTTGTCTGAGCAACTGAAGCTGCCTTTTTCAAAGTTTTGTAAGGTAGTGATTCTGTTCCTGGATTTGTATCTGAACCTGAAGGCGCAACGTAAATTTCGTTTGAAGCCGTAGGTGTTTGATACTCTAATTGATTTCCGTTAGCACTTACAACAAGTCTGTCACCAGCACGACCAATTCCTAATCTAGTTGCGCCAACGGCGTCCCTAATAATTAAGTCACCTTGTGTGGTTAAAATACCTGCTGGGTCACCTTGTGTAAACAGTTTCCAATAACCACTGTCGCCACCAACTACTGGCGTTTGACCGTTGTTATCAATTACTGCTAAGTATGAACTGTTTAAGTAAATTACTGATTCACCAATTTTATATGATGTGTTTACGTCCCAAACACCTTTTAGTGAAATACCTTCAACTAGTAAATCAAAGTGTGATGTACTTGTTGGTAAATATTGACCTGCTGTTAATCCGTCTGCTTTACATACGTATGTGTTACCACCGTACTTAACAACATCTCCAGTTTTATAGGCAGTTGAGGCAGAATAAACACCTGTAAGTTTGAAACCTGTTGTTAATGCTTCCCACTGAGCGCTAGCGTCTGTAGGAACTACGTTTAAATTTTGTTGTTGAGCAACATAAGTGTAACCACCATAGTTTACAATATCACCTGATTGATATTGAGTAGAAGACGACCATGTGTCCTCAAACTCTAAACCTGGTACATAGATTGAAAATTTAGTTTCATCTAGTGTTGCACCACTTGTGTGTGCTGTTGTACATATCCATAAACTTGCTCCGTATTTTACTACGTCATCTACTTTATAGTATGTTGAATTTGCGTATGTGCCTTTGTAGTCTTGACCAGAGACCATTTTTTCCCACCTAACAGGACTTGCTGTTAAATCGGATTCGAATGTTGCACTTGAAGTATGGTTGAATTTACATACAAATGTATTACCACCGTATTTTACTACGTCATCAACAATATAAGCCGTTGACGTTGCCCAATCACCTTTCCATACGAATTTAAGTCTACCTAATACAAAATCTGCCATTTGTTATCCTTTAATTTTTTTACTCCGTCCAGTTTCTTGTTTGTCCAGCTGAACCACTGTTATATGTATATTCAGCGAAATATCTTGCTACTAGAAAACCATCAGCGTTCATGTAGTATGTTAATTTATTACCATCAAATCTAGCACCATCATATTTTCTACCACCTGGTGTTCTTCTATCATCTAATTCTGTTGAAGAACCTCTGATATATGCATTTGCTGTACCAGCATTTGCGTCATCAATTCCATTATAAGGTACACCGTAATCTGCTAGTGTAACTGATTCACCAGAAGAAAGTAGAACTTTACTGTATGTTAATAAGCCGTCCTTTGCACCCTCTCGGTCAACTCGTAAACCGTGAAAGGCTGCTTGGTCTGAACCAAAAATTGAAGTATCATTTTTCTTTGCAATTAAATAACTCATACTTTTGTTCTTCCCTCTTACGTATTATTTATAATAGTTTATACAGTTACTTCCAAAATACTTGCAAAACACTCAACATCCGGAGTTGAACTGTCAGAGTTTAATTCTGCAACTATTCTTAAAATATCGTTTTGTTCCATGTTAATTGGTTTATCCAACTGTAAAGTGTTCTCTGGTTCAACAATTAGAGACTTTCCTATGTGATGAAATGTACTACCACCGTCTGTGGTCACTTTTACATCAACGTTTGCATAGTTAGTTGGATGTTTATTTGAAATATATACAGCATGAATAACGGCACCACCATTGGTACTTGCCGTATATACATTTGCTGAACTGTTGTCAGTTGTTGCCACTGTCATTCCTGCGTTCTTAAATGATGAAGCCATAGTTTATATTATCCTCCAAAGACGATTGCATAAGCAAGGGCGTCACCCTCACCTACTAATGCGTCTCCTGTTGTACTTCCGTCAGTTGTTAAATTTCCGGTTGTAATTATTGTTCCTGAAACGTTTGGTAAACTGATTACCCTATCAGAAGTTGGCTCAAGAGCCGTTAAATTTGTTTCAAATGCGTTTGCTAAATTACCTTCAAATACTAGGTCTGAACCGTTTAGAATAATATCTTGGTTGGTAATATTTCCGTTTGCTGTTACGTCATTTAGAATAGCAGAACCGGCACCACCCATTTCTTTGACAACGTTGCTTGATGTTTTAGTATAAAACTTACCATCAGCAATGTTCATTGCCAATTCGCCGACTTCTAAATCACTAGTAGCAGGTAAACTTAAACTTGTTTCACTTCTTTTTGGTTTAAGAACTGTTGCCATTGTTAATATGTTCCGCCGTCAACTGTTGAAATTGTAACTACACCAGATGTTACTGTAAAGTTGTCTGAATGAAATGAAGCAACACCTTTATTTGATGTACTTGCTAATTCACCAACGATTTGAATTGTGTTACCACTTGCTACTGTATTAATACCCTCGCCAGCAAGAAATTCTAAAGTACCACCTAATCTTACATTACCTTGTGTAGAACTTTCGTCTGTAAAGTATAATGGGTCAGTTAGTTTAGCACTTGAAATTGAGCCTGCTAACATGGCGTCTGTAATACCTAATGCTTTAACTCTTAATGCGTCTGAGTTAACTTCAATAGATGAGTTATCTGTTTCTACATTAAGTGTATTACCTGTTTTTGATAATGCGTCACCAGCAATAACTTGCCCAGCACCTGAAAACTGTGATACATCTAATGCTGTTGTACCAAATGTAGGAGCACCTGTGTGAGTAAATACATAACCGTTATTACCACCAGCAGTACCTTCTTCAACGAATACGAATGAACCACCTGATAATTCAGCAGGTTGGTCTTCCGGAGTTGCTCTTGTTAAAACCCAATTTGATGAACCATCACCAACTGTAGTTACAACATAGATACCGTTTTGAGCAGCTGTTGTTTGGTCTTTAATTAATATTCTATCTGCAACAACTAAAGTTACACCGTCAAGTGTTAATGCAGCTTGTGAGCCAGAGTTTGTTAATGTTGCGCCGACACCAGCAGTACCATTATCATATGTCGCTGATAAGTTTGCTGTAGAAGCCGCTTTAGCAGATGGTTTAGCGTCAAGGCCTTGAGCAACTTGGTCAACATATGCTTTGTTAGCAAGTGACTGTGATTGAAAACCTGCTCTGTCTTCGTAACCTGATGGTACAATTACTGAACCTGTACCGTGTGGCGATAAATTAATATCTTTGTTACTTGCTGTTGTAGATATAGTTTGACCGTTTGTCGTAATATCATCAACAACTAATGAAGTTATACCTGCAATGTCAGTTGTAGTTGCACCTAATGTTAATGTAGATGAACCAATTGTAGTTGTCGGATTTGCTAAGTTAGCATTTGATATAGCCGCACTACCAGATAAATTTGAATTTGTTAATGCTGTTGCATTGTATGTAATTGTGTTGTCTGTTACAACTGCTTCAAGACCAGCACCACCGGCAAATGTTAAAGTTTCTGCCGTATTGTATGTATCTGTTCCTGTGTCACCTGCTAAATCAATAAACTGGTTTACAGTTGCAAAATCTAAATTACCAGCACCATCTGTTTTTAAGAATTGTCCTGGAGAACCATCGCCGTCTGGTAATACGAATGTCGTAGTAGCCGAAACTGCGTTAGGCGATTTAAGGGCAATAAAGTTTGAACCGTTATTTGTACCCTCGTTAAATTTAATTGTACCACCGACTGTAGCAGAAGTACCAACAATAAATTGGTCAATCGCAC